CATTTTGGTTATCAAAGTATGCATCTACTATTAAAGCTAAAACTCTTGCCATAGATAATTTTTTTTGTTTCTTTAATAACTTAAGTTTTTTTAAAGTATCTGTTTTTAAACGCATACTTGTTTGTGTTCTTGGCATCATTATAGTTCTAAGTTGACCTCAACCACACTTGGCGAGTTATAAACAGTAGGCTGTTGTTTCCCCATAGCAACAGCGGAATACTCGCCAAGCGTGTGTTCTAGTTGAAGCCACCCTCTCTCCATATCCTCCTGGCTCATTTTAAATATCTTTGAAGCGTAGGGTGCTTTTTTCTCTTGTGCTACAAAGATAAAGTCTTGTACCGTAAAGCCAGCTTTCTCAAAACCACGCTTGTAAAAAGCGGCTTGTAGGTCATATTGGAACTTTCTAATAGAACTGGTAAATCCTCTAACAGAACAATCAGCCGTAGTTTTATAATCTACAACAACAATTGCGTTATCTGCATACGGTTTGACAACAGGGTATCTAAGCACATCACCTTTGAGTTTAAGTAAGGTATCTTTTTCATACCAATACAAAGCGTTTTCATAAGGTGTATCAAATGCACCAGGATATTCTCCTGCATCTGCATTTAGATAAACCTTAGCTTCATCAAGTAAAGCGTCATTCATAGCATAGATCTTATCTCTATCGTCTTGCTTGATAACCGTAAGGCCTCTAGCTTCGTAATCTTTTTTAAGTTCTTTGTTAGATGCGGTATAAGGTGATCCGGTAAGAACAGCTACTTCGTTGTTAAAAGCATCTTCACCCTCTACGATTAATGAATGGGCGGCTGAGCCAAACACCATAGCTGGAGTTTGCTCAACCACCTCTTGCATAGCATGTAGTTGACTCTGTTTAAATCTTCTAAGAGTAGAAGAGGAAATCCCAGCGCTTTGGTGATACACTTGATTTTCCATACCAGGAAAATAGTAAGTATCCCCAATAACTATATGCTCATGACTTTGTAGTGATTCTGGAAGATTGTGCATCACACATCCTCCAAACTTTGTTTCAGTTCGGTTATACGACCTTCTATTTCATTTAACCCAGCTTTGATATTAAAGAGTTCGTAGTTGATTTTATCGTTCTCTAACGCAAACTCAGGGTTGATTGGTTGGGTTATAACTGCGGTAATCGCCGCATCCATTACACTTTTAGTATCTTTTGACATTATATTTCTCCAAAATATTTACTATCAATATACACTATATTTGCAAAATGTAAATACATTATGTAATATCAAGTAAATAAATTTTACTACGGAGGAAAAATGGGTAAAGTAAAAGATATGCTTATGGATAAAAGAGATGCTTTTGATTGTGCGTGTAATGATCTAATTATGGGTGATTCCAAAGACCTCGTGCAATCT